TATCTACCCAAGCATTCGGTGATTATCGACATCATTGCGGACACGCTGACAGCCTGGAACTCGGCGACCTCCGACACTTTGTCGGTCGGCACCGCGGCGGCCGGCACACAATATGCGAGCGGGGTCGACACCAAGACGGCGGCGGGGCGTACGCGCCCGACGTTTACGGCAACCCAACTCAGCAATATGCAGGACACCGGCTCAAATGAAGCCGTGGTCGCCACCATCACGCCAGTTGGCTCTGCCTCCGCAGGTCAGACCGTGGTAACCATCGTCTACGTGCAGACCGTCAACTGGCAGAACCCGTAACGGGTGAGGCCTGAAGGAGAGAGAGATGGCCGAAAAAGTTTCGGGCAACCCCAACGTCTTCAAGGAAGCTGCCGAGCGCAAGCGTGGCGGCCGCATTGAGAACCTGAAGAAGGGCAAGAAGCATCACGGCAAGCCGGAAGGCGAGATGGCCAAGATGCGGATGGATCGCCCGCGTCGCATGAGCGGCGGTCGGTGCGGCTCAGACAAGAATCCGTTCTCGTCGGCCCACAAGACCTCGTCGGCCAGCAAGAGCGCGGACTGATTGCCGTGGCGAAGCTGACGTCCCAGGAGCGGAAGGATCTACCGGCGAAGGAATTTGCCGGGCCCGACCGCTCCTATCCAATTCCGGACGCCAGCCACGCACGCAATGCGCTGAGCCGGGTGAGCCAGTACGGCTACCCCGAATTGAAGGAACGAGTACGGGCTGCCGTACACCGCAAGTTCCCCGGCATCGGACAGGGCGACTGAGCGGTCCACCAGGAGATCGCTACAGTGCTCTTGAGCCACGATGTTACCTACACCACCACGGGCACCAAGCCTTCGGTCGATTTGGATCCGGCAATCGCTCCGTTCTCGGCGACGGTGGCGGTGACCCTCACCACTGGGCCTGCCAGCTACAAGCTGCAGTACACGATCGACGACTTCAGCGACCCCCTCAAGACCGATGCCACGGCATCCTGGTTCGATAGCGTGGACATTCCGGCGGGCACCGCCGCCAGCGCTGTTAGCGCTCTTTCGTCGCCTGTCACGCGCGTGCGGCTTGTCATCGCTACGCTCACGGCCGGATCCCTGCGCCTACAGACGCAGCAGGGCATGTCGATCAACTAAGGGGCAGCATGATCATGAAGCGAGCGCTGTTTGTTGTTTTGGCGCTGCTCTCGTTCGTCGCGCCTGCCTTTTCCCAGGTGACGCCGGTAAGGGTGGTTTCCGGGAATACGTATTCCGCTGCCGTTGACGTCTACACTGGCTACGCCAATCCGACCGACATCGTCTCGATCGTGGGATCGGCGCAGAAGGTCGTCAAGATCGTCAACATCCGGGTTTCCGGATACGCGACCGCCAACGACGTCATCCAAATCGATCTCGTGCGCCGCTCTGCCGCGGATACCGGCGGCACGCCAACCATCGCCACCAACGTGCCGCTGGACACGCTGAGCCCAGCTGCGACGGCTGTCGTTACCTCGTACGCATCGGCGCCGGGCACGTCAGGCTTGATCGGAAACATCTGCGCGTGCCAAGTTGAGTTGCCGGCCAAGGCTGGCGTGGGCGGCTATGTCCTGCAGTGGGATTTCAACGAGAACGGCGGATCTCCGCTGGTGCTGCGCGGCGCGGCCGAGACGGTGGCCCTGAATTTGCTGGGGGCGACGTTGCCGAGCGGCGGCACCCTGAACATCACCATCCGGTGGGTCGAGGAATGACCGAGGAGACGATCGATGGCTAACGGAGCGCTCACCAAGACCAGCCTTGTGGCCACGGCTGTGGCAAAGCAGGTGATTCCCGGCAACTCGCTGCGCAATTACCTGCTCATCGAGAACGTCGGGACGAACGATCTTGAGTTCGGTTTCGATTCGTCGCTGGCGGTCGGAAGTGGGATAGTGCTTTCCCCGGGCGGTCTCGGCAAGCAAGGTGGGTTTCTCGTTTGGGATGGCAACTTCATCCCGACAAACCCGATCTGGGTGATCTCGGCCGTCGGCTCGACGATCACCATCCTGGAGGGCTGAAATGCGCGCGATTTTCTACGCCCTGGTCGGCGCTATTTTGTGGGCGGCTTCGGCCGCCGCGCAGCCGTTTCCTCCGTCGCAAAACCCGGTATTGCCGCGCGTTGTCGGGAACATCCCCGCTGCCGTCACCTGGGATGGTACGAATTTCCCGATCTTCCCATCGATCATCTATCAGGCGGGGGCGGCCCCAATCGGTAGCGCTGGGATCACTCCAGAGGCGCTGTTCGATCGGTTTTCGACGTCAAGGTCGGCGCCAGGGGCGACGTTCTATGCTGCCGCCACCGGAGGGTCCGACTCCAACAACTGCCTCACCGCCGGCGCAGCTTGCGCCTCAATTGGTCACGCCGTCACCCTCTGCAACGCCGCTGCGGTCCCGTGCACCATATTCGTCTCCGGCGGCACCTCGAACATCTTCTACAAGGGTGCCGGCTTCACCAACTTCGGCACGATCTTCCCCACGGTCGACATCGCCTTTATTGCGACCGGCGGCGCGCGCATCAGGATGTGCATCTGCGACGCTTTCGCGGCGCCATCGAAGGATGCGACGTTTACCAACACCTATTCCTATGCGGTGACAAACGTCGAGCGCGTGGTCGACACGTCGCGGCGAGACCAGTTCGGCGACTACATCGAGTTGACCAACGTATCGACGGCGGCGATCGCCAACGTCACACCGAACTCGTATGCGCTGGTGGCTGGCACGATCTACATCCAGCGCTATGACGGCTCGGCCGTTACCAATGCCAACACGACGGTCTATCGGTCCTTGGGCGGTGCCAACGTCTATCTCAACAACGCGACCCAGACGAGCCTGTACATGGGCGGCCAGACCGCGGCAGATGGGTTCGATGTCGAAGGGGGGGCGGACGGTTTCAAGACCGCGTTCACCACCTATGTCTCAGCACTTGATGCGGTGGTGATTTCCAACACGTCGTTCAAGTATGCCGGCGGCACCGTCACCACGACCGGCAACTGCACGTCGGTGCACAGCTACAACGGCATCGTGGCGTATTTCAACACGCAGGCCGACAAGTGTTGGTCAGATGGGTTCAACGCGCACAACGATCTCACCCTGACGGGCGGAACGGCGGTAACCTCGATCCTCACGGTAAATGTGGCTGCGTTCGATAACGGGCGCGGCACCAGCCAGTCCAACAACTGTCTCACCAACCACGAAGACGTCAAGGCGATCGACATCGGTGCATGGTGCTGGGACAACCATGGCGGCTCGATCCGCAACATCAACTCGACCAAGTTTTACGGGCTCGGATCTTTCGTGCAGCTCGACCTTGGCGACATCGTTTATGGAGGCACGCAGCCCTCCACGGCGTTCCGAGTCGACAATACGTCGATCATGTACCTGGACACGATCCAATTTCAGATGCCCGCCGGAACATATGGCCTTTACGCGACATCCGGGGCATCCATCTTTGTCCGCAACTCTCCGATCGGTCGCCAGCCTAACGCCGGCGCAGGTACTTTTGGGACGTTCTGATGGCATCCTCCGGCACCTACAATTATGCGATCTCCAACGGAGAGGTGGTGCTGGCGGCCTATGAGCGCATCAAGGTCTTCGCGCCGTCGATCCGCGTCGAGCACATGATGACGGCGCGCCGCGAGCTTAACCTCGTGCTCGCAGAGGCTGCGAACAAGCAGGTCAATCTCTGGAAGGTCGACAAGGTCACGGTGCCGCTGATCAACGGGCAGGCTACCTACAGCGTCGATCCCAGCACCGTCATGATCCTGGATGGGTGGATCACGACGGGTACGGATTCGCCATCCGACGCGAACGACATTTACATCGTTCCGATCTCGCGCACGGAGTACGCCTCGTTCTCCCAGAAGCAGGCGCCGGGGCGTCCGACCTGTTACTGGTTCGATCGCCTGCTTTCGCCCACCTTCACGCTGTGGCCGGTACCGAACCAGAACAACCAGTACAGCTTCAATTACTATCGCTGCATCCAGATGCAGGATGCGAACCTGCCGGGCGGCGAGACGCCGGACCTACCGTACCTGTGGCTTCCGTGGTTCGTTGCGGCCATGTCGCACGCGCTCTCCCGCGTCTATTCGACGCCCGATATGGAGAAGATGCGCAAGGCCGATCGCGATGAAGCGTGGACGATCGCCGCGACGCAGAACGTCGAGAACGTGCCCGTCACCATCTCCCCCAACATCGGAAGCTACTACCGTCGGTAGGGGCTCAGTGATATGGAGGGAATATGGCACATCGTCCGCATCCAAAAATGGCGCGCACGAACCCCCGGCATCCGGAGGGGTGGGGGACGTGTCAGCGCTGCGGGTTTATCGGCAACCTCGTGGACTTCAATACTCAGTACCAGTGGGCTGGCCTGCGGCTAGTTTCTCTCAACCTACAGGTTTGCGACACCTGCCTCGATGAGCCGCAGCGGCAGCTTGGATCGATCGTGCTGCCGCCGGATCCGGAGCCGTTGATGCGCGCGCTGCCGGAATCGTACGCAATCGATGAATACTGGCCACGTCTCGTGCAGGGCGGCCAGCCGCGCTATCTGCAAGGGGGGCGCCCGCGCTATCTGCAGGTCATCAAATACTACGACACCAACTGAGGGGGCACCGTGAGTGTAAATCCAATCTCTCCGGACGTCTTCCAGGGCGGTCAGATGACCGATCTTCCGGTCTTCACCGGGACGTTCAATGGCACGGAGGTCTTCGAGGTAGTCGCGGCGCCGACCGGCCAAACCAACCCCGCGGCCGGCGTCAATTACCAGATCACTAGCGCGCTCCTTGCGGCGCTGCTCTCAAATCTCGGGCAAACCGCCGTCATCATCACGAATGGCCAGTACACGTCACCAGCCTCGCCGTACGTGCCTCCGATCGGCGTCTCCAGGATCTACGTCAGCAAGACGAACGTGGAGGCGACCTACATCCAGTTCGATCTCGCGTCCTCGTATCTTGTCGAGCCGCTGGTGAAGGAGATCGCCGGATCCGCAGCTCCCGCTATCACCGTCACCTTCACCAATGCCGAATCGGCGGATGGGAACACCAGCGTCCCCATCCAGACCCCTTATGGCGGGTATTTTTTCCGGCCGGTATCTTCGCTCAGCACCTGGACGCTTGGGAGCGCCTGATGAATCTCCTTCGATCACTGATCGCCGGTATCGCTCTCGCGCTGCTCACCGTCGGCAGCGCCTCGGCGCAGTGCGGCACAACGGCTCCGGCGAACAAGGTCTGCGGCAACAACACGGGATCGCAGGGGTTGGCAACCTGGGTGACCGTGTCGGCTGGCGGCCTCACGCCGATCGCCGGGGGCACCGTGCTTGGAAACCCGACCGGGCTGACGGCCGCTCCGGTCGCGACCAGTTCTCCTGTCCTTGGTGTTCCGGGCACCTCGACCGGGCAGGTCGGGTTGGCTGGGGCGACCTCTGGAACGGCCATTCTGCGCGCCCAGGCGGCGGCAGGGAGCGCCGTCGTACTTTTACCCACTGGAGCCGGAACGCTCGCGTCCAGCGCCTCCACGCCTCTCGTATTGGATCCTGTGGCCGGTGGCCTGACGTGTCCCACCTGCGTGACGTCATCAGGTGGAGGTGCGATCACCGGAACGGCTCCGATCTCGGTCTCGGCCGGCGGTGTCGTCTCGATCAACGCGCCCTATACGACGCTCACGGCATCTAACGGCGGCATCGTCTATTCGGGTGCTACTAACCTCGCCATCCTCGGTGGCACCGCTACGGCCCGGCAGATGCTGCAGTCCGGCGCCTCGGGCGCCCCGGCGTGGTCGACCGCAACGTGGCCGGCGACCACCACGATCAACCAGATCCTGTTCTCGTCGGCGGCCAACACTGTCACGGGACTTGCGACGGCCAACAGCAGTGTCCTTGTCACCAACGGATCTGGTGTGCCATCGCTGTCGACCACGCTGCCGACGGTCGCCATCCCGGCGATCACCGGGCCGGTGGCGATCACCTCAACCTCGGCATCGGCACTTGCTGTCGGCGCCAACGGGGCGACCAATCCTGTGCTTCAGGTCGATGCTTCGACCGCATCTGTGGCGACCGGTCTATCGATCAAGGGGGCCGCGGCCGCGGGCGGCGTGGCGGTGGCAGCGATCTCCTCGGGCACGAACGAAAGCCTGTCCGTCAACGCCAAGGGCTCGGGCGGTGTTTTCATCTCCGGGAGTTCTACCGGACAAACCCAAATTGGCAACGGTGGCGGCGGCGTTCTGGTCGGGAGCGCTCTCACCTACGGCGGGGTGACGCTTGCCAACTCGGTCACCGGTACCGGGTCCATGGTGCTGTCGACATCGCCATCCCTGGTGACGCCGGCACTCGGTGTCGCTACAGCCACGAGCTTGGCGTTGGGCGGCGCCACTATTGGCACCAATGCTCTCGCGGTGAACGGAACGTCTGTTGTTCAATCGACCAATGCGTCAGCATTCACTGTAGGCGCAAACGGCGCAACCAATCCTGTATTCCAAGTCGATGCTTCGACCGCATCTGTGGCGACCGGCTGGAAAGTGTTTGGCAATGCAGCTGGCGCGGCTGTTGGTCTGAGCGTCATTTCCTCCGGGACCAACGAGACTGGTGCGATCAACGCCAAGGGCTCCGGTCAGCTCGTGCTTGCCAACGTCTCCACAGGCGGCGTTTCTATCAATGGGCCTTTGGCCGGCACCGCCTTTGGAACCAACGTCGCCACGGCATTGGGCACTGCAAGCGGATCCGTCAACGGCTTTCCGCTGATCATCGCGAATGGCACGATCGCCCTCGGCACCAGCCTGATCGCCTCCGGGGCTTGCGGCACGGCTGCTACAGCTGCCGGTACGGGCATTGCGACGACCGACGTAATCGACGTTGGATTTAACACCGATCCGACTGCCGTGACCGGCTACACTTCGAGCGCGATGTTGACCTTGGTGATTTACCCAACAGCAAACACCGTGAACGTGAAGCAGTGCAACCTAACAGCAAGTTCGATTACACCCAGCGCTCTGACGCTGAACTGGCGGGTCCGTAGATGAATTTTCTGTACCGTCTTTGCATCTATGTTACTGCGGCGCTCGTAGCGATCTCGCCGGTTCGAATCGACCGCGTTAGTGCAACGACCGTTCTACCGGTTCTCGGACTGCAGTCGTCTACGGTTTTTTCCTGCACCGGTGGCACGATCACGAATAGCGGCGGAAACCGCATTCACACATTCACATCCGGCGGCACGCTTGTTTGCAGTGGCCCCGGCAGCAAAACAGTCAGTTACCTTGGCTGTGGTGGTGGGGGAGGTGGAGGAGGCTTTCTTGGCGGCGGCGGTGGCGGCGGTGGTGTTGTCACCGGATCCACAAGTCTGTCAGCAGGGAGCACCTCGGTCACTGTCGGTGCTGGTGGCACAGCCGGACCTAATGTCAACAGCACGTCGGGCAGTGGCGGCAACGGGCAAAATACCGTCCTTGGTGCGCTTGCTACGGCGGGCGGTGGTGGCGGCGGCTCCGGAAATGGGGGCGCCAGTGCAGTAGCTGGAAACGGCGCCGCTACGAACGGCAACGGCGGCGGTGGCGCCAATAGTTCAGCCGCAGGCACGGGCAATGGCTCCGGGTTTGCTGGCGGCACTAACGCCGCCAATCCATCAGGTGCCAGCGGCGGCGGTGGTGCTTCTGGTTTGGGCGCAAACGCAGCTTCAGGGACAAGTGAGGTCGGAGCCAACGGAGGCAACGGGGTCGCAAGTTCGATCAGCGGGGCGAGCGTAACCTACGGCGGCGGCGGCGGTGGCGGCGGCCGCCTCGATGCCGGAGGCCTTCAGGCCGGCGGGGTCGGAGGAACGGGAGGCGGCGGCAATGGTGGCGCGTCGGATGGGTCGTCAGGCCCCAATGCAGGCACAGCAAACCTATGTGGTGGAGGCGGTGGCGGCGGGTTTAACGGGACCGGTCACGCTGGAGCCGCCGGAGGTTCGGGTGTAGCAATCTTCTCCTACGTTTTTCCGTAGAGGTCGTTATGGTCGGGCTCACGTACAACACCTTCGTCACGTCCCTGGCGAATATGATTTCCACCGACGTCACGGACGTTGGCTATGTCGCGGCGCTGCCGAACATCATCGACGATGCCGAGCAAAGGATCTATCGCGAGCTGGATCTGCTGTCGACGATGGTGACCGCCGCTGGTCTACTGACGACGGGGAGCCGACAGTTCACGCTTCCCACCACGACACCGAACGGAAACTTCGTTGTGGTGGAGGAGTTCAACGTGATCACGCCGGCAACCGTCACCAACCCTGAATTGGGAACGCGGGTGCCACTGCTTCCGGCGTCAAAGGAGTTCTTGGACGCAGTCTATTCCAGCGTGGCCGGGCATGGTGTGCCGCAGTATTTTGCCCCGGTTAGCCAGCAGAATTGGATAGTAGGTCCGTGGCCCGATGCCGGGTACACTATTGAAGTGGTTGGCACCATTCGCCCCGAGCCGCTCTCGGCGACCAACCAGACCACCTTCCTGTCGCAGTATCTCCCGGATGTCTTCCTAGCTGCGGCGCTGGTATTCTCGGCCGGCTACCAGCAAAACTTCTCGTCGATGGGGGATAACCCGCAGCAGGCCGTGACGTGGGAGAGCCATGTGCAAAAGCTGATCGATTCGGCTAAGGTGGAGGAGATCAGAAAGAAGTTCGGTTCGCAGGGATGGTCATCGAAGTCGCCAGATCCGATCGCGACGCCGCCGCGCACATGAAGGGGCTAGGAAGTGGTCAATCCGCAAACCGTCAACGTCGGAATCATCGTCCCGCTCACCGGTGCTGACGTTGACCTGTGGGGGCAGAACGACGTCAACCCCAACATGGTGGTTATCGATGGCTACATTGGTGGCATTCAGACCGTTGCTGTGACCAACTCGCCCGTGACGTTGACTTCTCCTGCAGGCTTTACCGCGACGCCATCGCCGGGGCCGACGGAGGCGCAAAATAGGGTGCTGCGCTTCACCGGCGCCATGACTGGGAATGTACCGGTCACGCTGCCGTTGCCGGGCGTCTACGTGATCGAGAACCTGACCACGAACAATTTCATCCTGTCGTTTCGCGGCGCTGTGGCGGCGACCGAGGTCGTCGCCGTCGACCAGGGTGAACGGCAGACTATCTACAACGACGGCTCGAACGTGCGGTTCGTGGATTTGGGTGGGCGTGTCGGGCAGATCGAGATGTGGGCCGGTCTCACGGCGATGCCGGCATGGGTTGCTGCCTGCACCAAACCTCCATACCTGCTGTGCGATGGGTCGGTCTATAATTTTTCGGACTATCCATATTTGGGCCAGCGCCTGCTGGGCAAGTTCGGCGGTAACGGTATAACGACGTTTGCTGTCCCCGACCAAAGTGGCCGGGTGGCGCTGCCCTATGACAAGACCGGAACGCGCATTACCGTCGCCGGCTGCGGTCTTAACGGTCAAACCATCGGAGCGACGCTAGATCAGCAAAGTGTTGCGCTCACAGCAGCCCAATTGCCCAGCAATATCCCTTATACGGATCCTGGCCACACCCACGGGGTGTCCTCCGTGCTCGGTATTTCGTCGGCCGGAGCCATCATCCCGTTGGGAGGATCGTCGAACAACACGACCTTCAATTATACGGTGACCACCAACACCACCAACATCACCATCAATCCGGCAGGAGGTGGCGCTCACCCCAACGTGCAGCCGTCCATTGTCACCGGCATCCCTGTGATCAGGGCGTTCTGATATGCCATTCGGTGGTGTGAAGCTGATCCCAGGCGTCAATGTTGAGC